TGGGCGATACTTAAAAAAGAACACACATTTTCTACATCAAGTGGTACAGCCGCTTATGCATTGCCAAGTGATTTTGACAGATTAGTTTTAGAAACATCATACAACAGATCAGATAATGATATACTAACTGGCCCTATAAGCAGTTCAGAATATCAACTTGTCAACCATGGTATGGCAACCACAGGTACAACAGAGAAGTTTAGATTAAAAGCTGCATCAAATGCTTTGAAGTTTGAACTAGACCCTACACCATCCTCAACACAGACTATTGGCTTTGAATATGTATCAACACAGTTCTGTCAATCATCTGGTGGTAGTGGACAGGCAGTTTGGACAGCAGACACAGATACAGGCATACTTGATGAAACAACTATGGAAATGGGTATTACATGGCGTTTCAAAGCAGCACATGGTTTAGAATATGGTGAAGATTATAAACAATATCAGTTAGAGGTAAGACAAGCTGTTGCAAGAAATGGTTCTTCACCTGTACTGCAATTAGACGATGCAAGAAAACTTATTGTAGGGCCATATCAATCTGATGGTAATTACGGCCTTAGTTAATGTTGCAACCACTTAGAACAGCAAACAGATTTAAGGTAAAATCTACATCAGTTCCTGCTCCTATTGGCGGTTTAAACAGTCGTGACTCTGTTGATAATATGCAGCCACTAGATGCAATTACCTTGACAAATATGTTTCCTACAGTGGGAAAAATTACACTCAGAGATGGTTACTCATCATTCTGTACAGGTGTTGGATCAGGAGATGTTGAAACACTTGTTGAACATAATGCAGGAAGTAATAGACAGCTATTAGCAGTTGGTTCGAATGGTACATTGTATCAAATAAATACTGGCTCTGCTGTATCAAAGAAAACAGGTCTGTCAAATGGCAGATTTCAAACAGCGGCATTTAATGGCAGAACTTTATTTGTTAATGGCACTGATACACCTTTTTCATGGGATGGCTCATCTGCGGCTGATTTATCAATTACATTATCGGACAGTACAAGTGCTGACAGTTTAAAAGGCGTTCATGTACACAAAAACAGAGTTTATTATTTTAGAGGTGATGAGCAAAAGTTTTATTATTCTGCCACAGTCGATACCTTTCAGGGCAATTTTACAGTTTTTAATTTAGGTCTTGTTGACGATATTGGCGGCAATCTTATCCAGGTAAAAACACTGACAATAGATGGTGGTGAAGGTACAGATGATTTAATAGCATTTATAATGGATTCTGGCATTGTACTTGTTTATTCAGGTGACAATCCTAGTTCTGGCTTTTCATTAAATGGATCATTCAGAATTGCAGAGCCTGTAAATGAAATTAGAGGTGCAGCAAAGTTTGGCGGTGATGTAGCTGTTATAACATCAGAAGGTGTTGTGGCACTATCAAAGGTATTTAACAGAGACAGAATAGGAACGCAGGCTGTCGCATTATCTGAGAAAATACGAGGCGATGTAATAGCACAGGTTAAAGAAACCAGAACAACAACAGGTTGGCAGATATTTATTGATCCTAAAGGCGATAAAATATTTATTAACTTTCCAACTGGAAACTCAAACGATCTATATAATCAGTTTGTTTTTAATCCTATTATTAACGCATGGTGTTTGTTTCAAAACATACCTGCAAGGGTTTGGGGGCAGTTTAATGGAGATGTATTCTTTGGTGGTGCATCAGGCATTGTTTATAAGATAACAGGCAATGCAGATGGTACAGATGCCATTGTTGGAGATATAGCAACAGCATTTAATTATTTTGGCGATAGAGGCAGTCTTAAAAAGTTTTCTTCAGTAGCACCAATGTTAGAAGGTGTTGTGAGTAATATAAGCTTTTCATTTGGCGTTGCTGTTGACCATGAACCGACAACATTGCTTGATCTGACACCTGCACAATTCACAACTGATTTAGCTACGTGGGATGAGGCAGAGTGGGATGAAGAACACTGGGCAGATGCTGAAGGCAGTGCCATAACTCAAAGACGTAAAGTTACCAATAAAATGGGCAGATCAATTTCATTAAGAATAAAAATATCATCTAGCACACAGGCAATCAGTTTTATAAGTGCTAATTATCACATATTACCAGGAGGGCCGATTTAATGGCATTTTCATCAGGAACATTTTCAAGACTACATGATTGGACAACAGACCGAGATGCAGGGATTAAAATATCCGCATCGCGTACTGATGCAGAGTTTGATGGCATTGCTACTGGTTTGACAACCTGTATTTTGAAAGATGGAACACAGACTTTGACAGCTATGATACCTTTTACATTAGGTTTAAGTGTACCTACTGATAAAAAAATACAGCTTAGAGACAGTGCTATATTTATTAATTCATCTGGTGATGGACAATTAGATGTAGTAGCTGATACAGAAATTGAACTAACAGCACCAACTGTTGATATAGCAGCCTCAACTGCTGTTACTATAGCAACACCATCATTAATCATAACTGACAACACAACTGATGAACCGATTGTGCAAATTAAAAATACTCATAATGGCACAACAGCAGGTGAGTTGCGTTTTGTTATGGACAAAGGTGCGGCAGGTGCAGATGGAGATGATCTTGGAACAATTTCTTTTTATGGCGATGATGCAGGACAAAACCAGACAGCCTTTGCAAAAATAGTTGGTGAAGTATCAGAAGCTGATGAAACTGATGAAGCAGGAAAATTATCTTTCTTTGTTGCAGAAAGTGATGGCACAAATACAGCATTAACAGCAGGGTTAGTTTTGGAAGGTGAACACGCTACAGATGGTGAAGTTGATGTTACAATAGGAGCAGGTGTAGCATCAACAACAAGTGTTGCAGGAGTTTTAAATGTAGCAGGTGGAGCAGTATTTAATGAAGATAGTGCTGATGTAGACTTTAGAGTTGAGTCAAATGGTCAGACTCACGCATTGTTTGTAGATGGTGGTAATGATTCTGTTTTAATCGGCATGGATGATGTTGCTTATGCTGTTACTAATGAAGCAGATAACTTAATAGTTGGTAATCCTAGTGATGCCCTTACTGGAATGACATTTGTAACTTCAGCTTCTGGATATTCAGGTATAAATTTTAGCAGTGGCAATAGTGGCAATGACAGATTAGCTGGGTATATTGCGTATGACCATAGTGCCGATGAATGGGTTTTTGGTGGTAAAGGAAATGGCACAACCCTTTTTAAAATACACGATAATGGTAGATGGGAACAATTTGGTTGCGACACAACAAGTCAAGCATTACATATTAAAAATGATGGTAACAATACCAATAGAAAGGGAATGATAATACAATGTGGTACTGATGATAATTCAGGAACTAATACAGCTTTATCTTTTGATGATGGTAATGGCAGTGGACAAGGTAGCATAACATTCTCAGGTGGCACTGTTTCTTATGGTGCTTTTACTGCACATCACGAAATATCTTTACCAAATGCAGATACGTCAAGCGGCTATGACTATGGAACTTTAGTTGAAATAGATGAAATATATTATGCAAAAAATAGAAATGGAACTGAACAATCAAGAGGTATTCGTTATCTTGTTAAAAAATCTAGTAGTGCATATTCAAAAAAAGTATTAGGAGCATATTGTGGTGATATGCCTGAACAAGCAGATGAAGACGGTACATATAAAGATAATCTTCATCAAACCGCAGTATTAGGTGATGGTCACATAATTTGTAATGGAGAGAAGGGTAACATTTCTGTTGGTGATGGAATTACTACAAGTTCAACAGCAGGTATTGGAATGAAAGCAGATAAACTTTGTATGATTGTTGGAATCGCACAGGAGGATATAACATTTTCTAGTGTAAGTGAAACAAAACTGGTTGCGGTTCAATATGGTGTAAGACAGTTTACAGCTTGGACAGATTAGGAGATAAAATGAGCAAAATTACAATAGATAACGAAGAATATAAACTTGATGATTTGTCAGATAAAGCCAGGTCATATGCTGAACATTGCCATGATTTACAGACTAAAATTGTAAATGCACAGAAAGATTTAGAGCAATTAGTTACAGCAAAAAATACCTATTACAACGCTTTAAAGCAAGAATTAGAAACACCACAGGCTGCTGAGTAATGGCAAGAAAGTCTGTGCAAACTGTTGAGAGTGATCTGCGGTCACATGAAAGAGAATGTGAAGTACGCTATCAGTCTATCTTGTCACAATTAGAACGATTTGAGCGAAGGCTCTTCAGAATGGAAGGACTTATTCTTACAAGCACAGTGACTGTATTAGGCAGTGCTGCAAGTTTGTTTGTTTTATATCTTAACTAAAATTAGTTAGAAAGATGAACAGATGCTTGCAGAATTGGCCATCATTAATGGTGCTATAGCCACAATAAAAACGACCATTGCTCATGGGCATGATCTATCCAAAGCAGCAGGATCAATAGCAAAGTTTGTAACTGCTGAAGAAGATATAAGAGAAAGAGCAAACGCAAAAAAAAATAGTATGTTCAGTAAGCTTCTGGGCAAAGATAATGGCGATTTCGAGGAGTTTATCCATCTTGAAGAAATTTCTCAGAAGAGAGAAGAACTTCGTGAAATTTTACAGCTATACGGCCGCCCAGGTATGTACAATGATTGGGTCAAATATCAGTCTGAGGCAAGAAAGAAAAGAAAAGAAGCGAAAGAAGAACAGAAGAAAGCCTTAGAAAAACTAGTTAGAAACATAATGATTGCCATA